ACGGAAAAGGTCGGTGGCGAATTACCAGCTAATCAATAAGCACAATGAAAGCAAAAACAAAGAAAGTAGTAAAAAAGACTACAAAGAAAATGAAGAAAGGTTACTAATTATAAATTAATCTATACAACATATGATTACACAAGAAATTTTAATCAAGTACAAGAAGCAAAATCCAGAAAAGTACGCACAGAAGTTTGGAAATTTTGACCCATTGATACTTGAAGGAGTAATTGGAACAACACATCCAGATATTCACGGAAAAGTTAAGGAAGTTTACAAAGGTTATACTCGTGAGGAACTTACTGCTATTATGAAAGCAACTAAAGCAGAAGAAGAAATAAGTACTACAGGAAATCAAGAAGTAGATAGTTCTGATTTCAAGAATAAGGTTCTAGGTGAATAAATTACTAAATAATCGGTGAATTAAATAATGAATACAACACAAGAAAAGAAAACAGGTATGGCACAAGGTTCTCAAATGAGAATCACAGAAAGAGAAATTGAATTGATTAAAAGAACTTTTGGTGAAAAGCCAGAATTGATTAAGTTACTAAGAAAGATTTTCCTTCCAGAGCTTGACCCAGTTGCTCCAATCGGACAAATGATTGACTTATGGATGACAATTAAATCAGAAGGTCTTAGTATTGAAGAACAAATTATCAATTTGAAAGCAAGAAATTCTTTGATTTCTCACGTTGATAGTCAACTTATGACACTTGAACTTATCTCTAAGATGCCAGATGTTACACCAGAAGAAAAAGATAAGAAGGCAAAATTAGATAGTTCAAAATAGTATCTTGAAAAGTGTGCTATAATTATAAAATAACGAGAAGCATGACTCTTAAATAATGCAACTTTGTGTCTGTTCAAGACACTTTAAAAATATGAACACAAATCAAAATGAGAATGGTAACTCTCAAATACCAGACGTTCCAGAATTAGTCTTAGAAGATGGTCTTAGTGCGGAAGAAGTCCAAGAAAGAATTACAGAACACAACCAAGCGGTTGCGGACTATAAGGAAAAAATTGGCTCAACAAACAAACAACTATTTGAAAGAGTAAAAAAAGCAGAAGGTTTTGAATTTAAAGATGGCAAATGGGTAAAACCAAATAAGTCATCAGAAGAAACAGAACAGAAGCCAAATAATTCTGAAACACAAATCTCGCAAACAGATTTTTATGCATTGATTAAAGCTGACGTTCCAGAGGAAGATTTTAGTGATGTCGTAGATTACGCAAAACTAAAAAATATCTCTATTGCAGAAGCCCTTAAATCAACTATCGTAAAATCAGTTCTTGCAGAAAAGAAGGAAGTACGAAATGTAGCTGAAGGTACACATACTGGAGGTGGAACTCGTGGTTCTGGAAAAATGTCCGATGAAAAACTTATGGAAAATGCCTCTAAAGGTATTATGCCAGAGTCTGATGAGGACATGTCTCGATTGGTATCACTAAGACGAGGCAAAAAATAGAACTAAAATAATCTCGTAAATTATTTTATGTTAATCGGTGGGATTATAAATTTAGATTAACATATTATAAATGAATACTATTTCAACAAAGACATACCGTGATAAGTATCGTCTTGCAAATCTCGACAAGCTTCTAAGAAATGCTCTTGTCGCAGAAAAAATCTGTATGGTAGATAGAAGTGGACTTAAAACACTCCAATCTCCTTACGGTTCACAACCAGCAACTGTAGTTCAAGCTATTGCAGGTACATACACACCAGCAGTTTACACAACTACTGATGACACACTTACTGTTACTGATGAGTTTATTGTTTCTGAACACATCTTTGATTTTGAGGAAACTCTTACAAACTTTGATGTTTTTGCATCAAGAATTGATGAACAGCAATACTCTATCGCACATGCGATTGATGTTTACGTTCTAAACAACCTTCTTGAAGCTGGTACAGGTACTTACACAACACCTACAGGTGGTTTCACAACTGCTTCAAACATCAACACAATCATGTCTAACCTTATTTCTAAGGTAGCTGGTTATGCGGAAGCTTACAAGGGTATGTATCTCGTTCTTGAAAACACTGACATCACTGGATTCATTGTTGCACAAGCAACTAATGGTTTCAACTTCGCTGACTCTGTTCTCAACAACGGATTTATGACTAACTACATGGGTGTAGAAATCTATGTTGTTCGCTCTGGTACATTCACAGATGAAACTACTTCTACTAATTCAGGTACAACTACTTGGACAAACGTAGGACACAGACTATTCGGTATCAAGAACGTATCTACTTACGCTCACCCACAAGGTGTTAAGTTTGAGGAAAAGATGGTTTCTGGTAAGACTGGTATGGAAGTTGTAGCTTACGGTTACATTGGTCACAAACTTTGGACTCCAAAGGCAGGACTTGTAATTGACATTACACTCGCCTAACCTATAACCCCTCTTTGTGGGGGGTTTAAGGGGTTCTGGTCTTCCCACCGATTACCAAACCTCCTAAACCCTTCATAAATAGGATTTATCACTTAACTTTCTAAAAATATGAGCTTAACAAACCCATCTCCAGACCTCGATGGATTTCACCTAAAGGAATATAGACTAGTAGCAGATGATGCTACACCAGCAGTTGTTGGTCAAAATGCTATTGCCCCAAAGATGTTATCTGTTGTTGTTTCAGGAGTACAAAATGATGCTAACGATTGGATTATTCTCCCATCACTAGCAAGTGTTCCAAACGGACACAAAATCACAGTTATCGGTTCAGCAGGTGCTAACTTTGAAGTTAGAACACCAGCTTCAAGTGGAGAGGAAATAAACTCTGAAGACTGTGACGGTACAAAAGAGTATCTTTTCACAGACACTCAAATTCACACATTTACTAAAATCAATAACACTATTGGTTGGATGGGTGAAGGTAGAACAGCTATCGGTGCTTACGCAACCGCAGTAGTTCCAGACTAAATAAGTAAAATCCAATGTCATTAACATTCTCGCAAATTTTATCTACAATAGATAGGAACTGTAAAACAAGTACAGCTTCTTACTCGCTTGCGGATAAGACTGCTGATATTAATATGGCGTTGGATTCTGCGTTATCTATCATATTTAAAGCTGGTGGAACTTGGCAGTTTGATGATTCAAATCATACAGACTATCCAATCATTACTACAAACCTAGTCTCTGGACAAAGAGATTATGCATTTGTTAGTGACGAACAAGGAAATTTAATCCTAGATATATATAAAGTTCTCATAGCTCAACCAGATGGTACATTTAAGGAGATTACTCCAGTTGATGTGCAGTCTGATAAAGACGGAGTAAATGGTTTCTTTAATGGATTAGATGCACAAGGAACACCAAATAAATATGACAAGACAGCAAATGCAATCTTTCTAGATGCTATACCTAACTATTCTATAACAAATGGGGTAAAGGTATATATAAATCGTGAAAGTACATACTTTACTACATCAGACACAACTAAAAAAGCTGGTTTCGCTGGAATATTACATGAATATCTAGCACTAAGACCTTCTTATCAATTCGCTTATCGTAATTCACTACCAAATGTTGCACTTCTTCAAACAGAAATGCTACTTATGGAAAAAAAGATAGACGAGTATTATGGTAAAAGAGAGAAAGATGTAGTTAAAAGACTAAAACCAAACGTAGAAAACAATAGATAGGTCGTATTAAAATAATAATCGGTGAAAATATAACACATGGCAACATACGTAAAATTTCAACCATTTGTAGAGGCATTAGCAGAAAAAGTACACAATCTTGGTTCAGACCAATTAAAGATTGCTCTTACTAATACTGCTCCAAACGCTACAGATGCTACTCTGTCACAAATAACAGAAATCTCATATACTAACTGTTCTACAAGAAACATTACAACTGCTTCTTCTGCTCAAACTTCTGGTACATACAAACTAACATTAACAGATTTAGTTTTAACTGCTTCTGGTGGTACGGTTGGTGCTTTTAGATACGTTATTGTTTATAACGACACATCCGCATCAGATAATCTTATCGCGTACTACGATTACGGTTCATCAATCACACTTCAAGATAC